GGCCACCCGGCTGCAAACCCGCGCTCGCAGCGTTGTCATACACCGGGCCGCGAGACACCAACATCAGGCACCAGGCGCAGGTTTCCCGGCCTGTCGCGACCCTGGCCCAGCCCTGCACCGGCTCAAACACCTCGCGTTGAACCGTGAGATTCTCAAGGATCGTTTGACCGCCCCATGTTTGGCGCTCAATCTTCTCCAGGCCCGCGAGTTGCCGAAACTCTCTGAGTTCGTCTTCGGTCAACTGGATTCGGCCACGCTTCACGATTTCCTCGACCGGCTGGTCGGTTTCCACGGCTTTGATGATCTGCCGGCGCCCAGCGGTTTCAACATCGCGCACCGCAAGCATCGTCAAACGTGTCACCGCCGCTTGGTTCGACTCTTGGGCCTGCATGCCTTTACGGGCAGGCTCCATGTCCTGCGCGAACGTCTCGAAGCTGTACGTTTCGAGTAGCACGTCGTGGCGCGGGAGTGCAGGATAAACTTCTGCACGTTGCGCATCGTAGAACGTCCTCGCCAACTCAGCGGACTCCCGGCGCTTCTGCTCCACGAACGGGTACATAAACTCCAGCATGTTGACCCAGCCGGTCAGCGACAACAACGGCTGCATAAAGTACTCCGCAACCTTCTGCACAAAAACTGCTGTCGCAGCAGCGATCACAGCAGCAGCGGCGGCGTACTCCTCCGGTGTCACCCGTTCACCAACTCGTCCGGCGGAAGCTCACGCTCCTGCGTCGGCGCCGGCACACCGCGTGGCGGCCCATACAACTGAGCCAACTGCCCCATCGGGTTCTCTTCCTCATCCCAACGGCGCATCTGCTCACGCTCAGTAATTGAGTACCCCATGTCCAGGCGGGCTTGCTCCTTGGGCACAACACCCAAACCGTTCGCGAACAACTTCACCGCCGCATCAGCCTTCGCCGCATACGTCGGGGTGCTGGGGTCGGCCCACACAGTTTCCATGCGGTACATCTCCGAAGGGATGTCGCCGTTCATGACTTTGTGGGCGATCCGCATCGCTTGCTCCCACGAACCGCCAAACACACGGTTCTTACGCTCAACCTTTTTGACGAGCCGCGACTCCGACGACTTAATGGCTTCCGCGCTGGCCGGGTTATCGGAGGAGAAACTTAGGTACTGCGGTGGCAGGCCGGTGTACGCAGCCGCCTTACGATCCAGCGCGTCGAGAGCGTCAACGAAGTTGCGAAGCTCAGCCGCACTAAACTGCTGCGCTTTGGCATCAGGGTCTTCAAAACCCAGAATGCGGGCCATATACGCGTCATACATCTTCTCCCCCGTTTCGGGGTTGACACCAAGGTCTTCCGGCTTCACGCCGAAGATCAGACGTTGCGGTATCGCCATGAGTTCCGCTGTGCCTTGCATGTCCATCATGATCCTGGCCGCGGCATCAGTCACGCTGCGTAGCTCAGGCGTAATCTCAGACGTGCCATACAAATCCGACAACCGCGTGCGGTTCGGCAGAGGCACCACCGGCACCAGGCCCAGGTCGTGTCGCACCCGCGAGACGAGCCGCCAGTTGTAGTCGCGATTAACAACGTCGCCTTTGTAACTCCACCCGCTGTACGACCCGGTGTACGGCTGGCCCGAAGGCTTCCGCACCCACTGCAACGTCTCGTTCGGCAGATATAGCGTTGTTGATATAAGTTCGGACTGATCTTCGGTGTAGATAGCGCGGATAGCATCAGTGACTTGGCGGGTCCGCGGATCAATCACCGCATAAAGCGCGGTAGGCGGCTCCACCCTAATGATCGGCACATCCGAAGCCACGAACCCGTCAAACTCAGGGTCAGGCGCCGAAACCGTAATGTACGCACGCCCATACACGAAAGCATCCGTATGCCCAAGCGTGCCTTCGATGTCGAGGTTGTTAGCGGTCCACCAATCCCAGAGCTTCATGTCGGCGTCATCAGACCCGCCCATGCGGAAACCCTCAACCTCTTGGCGCTCCGCTAGGGAATCGACGTACAACCTGGGGTAGCCGACGTGGGCGAGCAAAGCCCGCATCTCTGGCGGGACCGCGATACCAATCGCTTCCGGCCTTCTGAGAGAGTCATAATAGGCTTTGTCGTCCCTTAGTCCCAACTGGGATTCCTCAAACTTCGACAGAAGTTCGTCGCGCCGGTTCTCGTTCTCGGTTGCCATTACCTCACCACCGCCACGCGCCGACTCCTATTGTTCTTGCTCATAAGGTATTCATGCCTTAATCCGTATGCCATGATGGCCGCGACCGCAGCATCAATCTTCTTGGAAGACTCTTTACTTGCTTTCCTCACCGAAAGTCCCCCCCAGTTCGTCGGGTGGCGCCGGCAGTTCAACGTGTGTTGCCGCAGAACAACATTGCCGTTGTGCAACAGTTCTTTCTCAAGTACTGAGTCTAGGAACCGCTCGCAGTCGAGAGTGAACTTCTTCTGGTTCGCGCCACGCATGTCATACGCAATCACGTTTCCTGGGCACGCTTGGACTCGGATCTTCCTCCTGAAGTCACGACTCCAGTTGTCGATGTAGCTTTCCCAGAGGTGGGTGTCTGCGCGGAAGCCAACAACCTCGTACTGGGCGAAACACCCACGCACAGTGGCGTCTACGTCCTCGCGTGGGATGTCACCGCCATACAGTTCGGGGTTCCACACCTTGATCGGGAACAAGCAGCCGTCTGAGATCCTGCACGCAACCACCGCGGTGTGGTCGTGGTTCTTCGACCCGTCGAACGCCAAGGTGATTTTGTCGCCCTTCACCAACTCCAGTTCGGAATTGGCGCACGCATCCCACTCATGCGGAGCAATGAACGAATCTTCGGTGGCTAGGATTTGATTTAAGTGCTTCCGGCGGCTCTCAGTCACCGGGTTACGCACGTCGAGGATCGCCTCGACTATCGCATCGACTGGCAGCCAGTGCGAGTCGCCTCTGGCTACCTCGACACCTTCGCGGAGCTTCGCGACACCCGCCGCATAACCCTCGGGATCAACCTGCTGCGAGGGAATCTCAGACACCGGAGTGTCCGCGGGCGCTTCGAGGGCGTCGTAGAGGACACTTACCTCGACTGCGTCACCGGACTGCCATGACACCCAGGCGTCGTAGTCGCGCTCTGCGACACTGTCCTCGCCGGGGATGTGCGCGTTGCACAGTGAGAGGGTGCGAGAGTTCGGGATCTTGGTTACGTTTCCGGCGATCACGCCGGCCAGGGTGTGGCCGTCGTTGCTGTCGAGCCAGAACTGAGTCTCGTTGCGGACTACGAGCGTTGGCCGGTTGCCCTCCATAGCGTGCGGGCTGGATGTAACGGCTTCAATACGACCACCGTTGCCGCTATGGAGTACCGTCTTGTTCACTTCAACTTCGTAGGTGTCCTTGAGTTTCTTGGACACCATCACCGGCATCAGACTCATTGTGTTACGAGTCTGATCCTGCGATACGGCCACTACCTGAATCCAGGGCGCGTGCCTTGGCTTGCCGACCGGGTCGCCCTTCAAATTGAAGTGCGAGAACGCAACTGGGCCGCAGAGTTCTGCTAGCGCGAGCGCGGCGGCAAACGGGTCTTTTCCGGTCCCCTTCGCTTTTCGCGTGATGACATCGCGGTAGAGGTAGCTGCCGTCTTCTTTGACGGCGAACATCCAGAGGATCAGCCGGCACTGCGAGAGCGTGGGCAGGAACGGCCCTTCACCGTCTGGTGACCGGACGTAGGTTGCGAGCCAGTTAAGTAGCTCCCAGCCCAAAGTTCGCTCAGGCAGATACCAGTTTCCGTCTTTCGTTTTCGCCCACACTGGACCGATCATGTGCGGCGGCTGGGGAAGTAGTTCGGGCACGACGCACCGACCTCCCTAGTCGCCATTCCATGATTGTTCTGTTTCGCTTCGATGAGTTGCATGTAATGCAGGCAGGAAGAACGTTACCGATTGAGTGGCGGCCATCCCGCGATATCGGAACAACATGATCCATTGACATGCGTCCGCTAGCGCCGCAGTAGAAACATTTACCGTGGTGCCTTGCGACTAACCGATTCCAGTCCTTGGCAGAGATATGTAGAACTCCGACGCCAGCCATTCGGGACTTACGCTTGCGCTTGGCCCGCTTTGGAACATGCGGGTTGTCCTTCTGGTATTGCTTTGAGTACTCAAGACGGTGTTCACGCTCTTTGCGGTAGCGTTCACGATTCTCGGCAGGGCTGGCTGGATTAGCGCGACTGTAGGCCGACGACTTGCAGGCCCTGGTGCAGTAAAGAGCGTGTGGACGCTTACCCTCTGGCATTCGGACGTTGCACCCGGCGCACCGTTCAGCAGGCTTTTTCTTATAGTGCTTTCGCCAAGCCGCGGAGTCTTTGCAATTCCTGGTGCAGAACTTTCTGCGGAAGTGTGCATCTGCGGGTAATTCGTCTCCGCAGTAATCGCATGCGCGTGTAGCATCGGCCATGTCGGGACTCCCAAATAGTCTCGGCGTTTACCCCGGCGGTCGTTGACGCGACCGCCGGGGCCTTTTGTTCTATTGTACTGGCTTGTCTGACAGTTATTTGTTCCAGGCGATTTCGCAGTCGGACAGCGGTGGTGGTGGCGCGGTGAGGATGACCCTCAGGTTGGTGGAGTTACCGGTGGCGAGGTATTCGAGTAACGCCCGGTCTCTGATGGCGTTGTATCCGGTGGTGGCTTGGGCGCCTTCGACTACTTGGACTACGCAGTCGAGTTTCTCGCGGGCGTTTCTTTCGTTCTGCTGCTGGCGCATCTGCACGAAGACCAAATCGGCTGCGGCGATCAACCCGATGATGAGGAAGATCAGTGTGAGGACATCATTCTTGGGCTTCATTAGCCTCTTTTCGTTTTTCGTTCGCCCACCAGCCGGTGACGGTGGTCATCAGGGCGTCGGGTGCTAAACCTAGGTCGATTTCGGGGCGTATCCCTTTGAGGATGTAGGTGCCGAACCACACCAAGCCGACGATGCCGGCGAGCGCGGTTTTGACTTGCATTGTCATAGCCCGCGCCACCCTGTCGTAACGGGTCTTGGGCTAGACGCATTATGACTATCGGTGCTGGTCAGAGGGCTGCTACTCGAGTTTTTTGGCAGCGCCACAGGGGCAGCAGGAGACTCTGAAGTCGGTGTGTTCGCTGATGCGACCATGCCGCCCAGGATCGCCAACGCAGACCCGCAGAGATCCACGATGGGTGAGTCCACAACACCCACGACACCGATCAGGACGGCTTGCACCGCGGCGATAACCCCGTACAACCACTTGCGGAAGTTGTTCTCCGCTTCGGGGTATGCAGCCAACGGTGATGCGAGTGCGACTAGCAGTCCGGCAATGAGGGCTGCTTTGTCGTCTCCGACGATGTTCCACCCGACGAGCAGCGACGAGATGGCCGGTCCACCGGAGTGGATCATGGCCCTTACGTCGCCCCATGTCCGAACACCCAGAGCGTTCTGGATGGCCGGGGGTACGGCAGCCATTACAGCCTCCAGCGTGTCCCTGCGGGTCGCACCGGCTTAGGGGCCGGGGGCGGTGCCGCAGGAGCCGGTGGGGCGGCGGCGGGCCGGGGGTCGTACACGGTTTGGTCGACGGTTTGTGATGCACGCAAAGCGGTTTGGACCCGCTGGGCGAGCTTCGCGTCACCTTGGCGCTCAGGATCGGTGTTCGTGGCGATTTCGTTGAGCAAGTCGAGGGCACCTACGTCGCCTAGCTCCGCGAGCCGGATGACCAACATGATGTGCGAGCTTGCGTCGGTGTTCAGGGTCATGCCGGCCACGGTGTCCACCGGACCCTCATCAATGTGCCGGAACGGTGACCTCGACGGGAATCGTTCGTCTGCCAGAATCCTGAGCAGGAACAGCATTTCTTTTTGTTCTTCAGCACTGAGGGCGCTCAAGAAGTCATCTCCGGTTTCTGGCGGGCCGGATTGAAGGACAGCGAGGAAAGTCGGTGCGACTTCCTTCGCACGGGCGTAACGGGACACACGGTCGTCGTAGCCGTTCAAGCCGCCGTTGATGAGGCGGCATACGGTTTCGTGGTCCTGGCGGTCAGCGGCCTCGTTAATCTGAGTACCGCGAGCCACCGTCCAGTACCAAGCGGTGCCCTGGAAGCCGTAGTCG